TCACAGAGCCAAAGCCGGAAGCTGATGGTGTTGATAAAAATCCAAGTGTATAAAATAGTGGTTAATTTTTAATTTTATTAAAATTGATTTTTAATTATAGAAGTAATCTATAATTAAAAACTTGCTAAAATGGAAAATAAAAAGGACATTAATAAAACGAACACTAAATCTAAACAGATATGTAATCATAAAGATTGTAATAAAAAAATTAAGTTGATAGATACTACAATGGGCATGTGCAGATGCAACCAAACGTTTTGTATGAAACATAGGTTGCCCGAAATGCACGACTGTAGTTTTAATTTTACTATAGACAAAGAAACTTTCATTAAAAGTAATTTGTGCATCAGACCAAAAGTAGAATGTTTAACTACCAATTAGAACGACTTTTTTTGACATTAATCTTTGGTCCGCGCATAGTACTTCCTGAGGACGGATTATACGATTCCTCTTCGTCGTCGGAGTCCAACCCTTTAGATGCTTCCCAAAATTCTTTTGATCCCAGTTTAAAATCGTTATGATGCTCTGCTTTATACCAAAATATTTGGTCTACCAATCTATTTGATTTTGCATTATTATCAACTACTAAACATTCAAAATTTTCGGTACATTGATCCATAACCTGAGCGAAACTTTCATATGTTGGAAACATTCCGGCATAATTCTGCCAAATTCTCTGTCTGTTCGAAATATAAGGTTCGCGCAAGATAAAAACATAATCTATATTGGTTCTTAAATTGGGCGGTATGCCCAAAGGATACTGCATCGTAATGATTAGCATTATTTTCCAATGACGACCATTCATAAAAAGTAGACGCATCATTTTATCTTTGGTCCAAGAAGAATCAAACAGACAATCGTCTAATATACAAAAGGTTCTTGGGTCAATGGTTGTTTTTTTATAATGTTCTAATTCTTTTTTAACTTGTTTTAAAACCGATTTTTGTCTTTTTAATATATTCTCTATGATTGCCGTATTATACTCATCGTGAATAAATAATTTAGGGACATGACTTCCATAAAATCCGTTTCCTGCTTCTGTGCCCGATATAACTGTTCCAATAGGAATATCTTGATGATGAAACAATAAATCTCTTACGAGATAACTCTTGCCCGTATCACGTCTTCCAATTAATACAATAACTGGACCTTTATTTTCATCTGGTTTAAAAGTAATCTGACTCATACTAAATTTCTTTAATTCGAGCGTCATTTATTATTAATAGGATTAAATATTTAAATAATTTTAATTCTATCGCAATTTAATAAGTTATATTTAAATTATATTTATATTTCAAAGAATTATGAACTTTAATTATAGAAAATATGATAATTCTCCATTGTTTAAAAATTTAGAAGATGTAAAATTATTAAATATTGAAAAAACACAAAATTATATACCTATTTACAAAAATTTTTTTGATCTTAATGAAAATAATTATGATAATATTAATTTAAATAACTATTATTCATTAAAAAACATTACAAATAAAAAAACTGATAATATTTATGACGGAATCATAATAAATGAAAAATCAATTGAATATAAAAAAGAAGTTTTCTTTAAATTCTCCCCGATAATAGACCCTATTAAATTTATTACAAATAGTTACGATTTATCACACTCAGAATTATTAAATCTTCCTCAATATAATATTGAAGAGGGTATATCCAAAAATATGTATAGTTATAACAATAGTGCTTACGTTGATAGTTTTTTTTATTATCTAACAAGTCAATTATTACATAATTATAGCTTTATGCATGGAACAGATTTTTACGGTTCTTTTTTAGGAATAAAAAATGATTTTTATTTTAATGTTGTAGATGATATTGAGAATTTACATGAATCAGAAATATTTCATAAGAATAAAAATAACATTTTCGAAATCACAAATGAATATTATTTAAATGTAAGTAATTATGATAGTAGAAATTATAAATTTCCTTTAAAAATAGGCAACGATATTGACGACAAAAATATATTGAATTTATCAGATATATCGAGGATATCAGATATTGATAATTTATTTATAAATAATGATTTGTCAAAAAATATTTTTACTGCAAATGTTTTATATGAAAATAATATAACAGTTTTAAACAAATCAATTAAAACTGACGATTCAGGATCATCTTGTTCATCAAGATCATCAAACACAAATAATAGCGAGGAAGATACGGGTTCTGAAGCAGAAACCAGTTCTGTTTGTGATCCCGACACGGACAAATCATCGGTTTCAAATTCTACATTATCAGAAGATGAAATATTCATAAAATTATTTAAGTTTCCAATACAATTAATTGCTTTAGAAAAATGCGAGAATACTTTAGATTCACTATTTAACGATGACAAAATATCCGAAGAAGAATTAGGGGCATTTGTATCACAAATAATATTAATATTGATCACATATCAAAAACTTTTTAGTTTCACCCACAATGATTTACATTCAAATAATATTATGTATGTAGAAACAGAAAAACAGTTTTTGTATTATAAATACAATTCTAAGTATTATAAAATACCAACATTTGGTAAAATATTTAAAATTATTGATTTTGGTAGGGCCATTTATAAATATAAAGGAAATATTTTATGTAGCGATAGCTACGACTTTAAAGGAGATGCTGCAACATTATATAATTTTGAACCGTATTTTAATAATAATAAGCCACGCCTTGAACCAAATTTAAGCTTTGATTTATGTAGATTAGGATGTTCATTATATGATTATTTCGTTGATGACTTAGATGATATAAAAAATATTACATCTCCTATTATTAAAATAATAACCGATTGGTGTTATGATGATAAAAAAAGAAATATTTTATATAAAAATAATGGTTCAGAGAGATATCCTGATTTTAAACTATATAAAATGATTGCAAGAACTGTTACGAAACATAAACCTGATATGGTATTTAAAAATGTATTTTTTCACCAATATATTATATCAAAAAAAAAATTAAATAAAAAACATAAAATTTTTAATATAGATGATGTAGAGATATCATAAATACAATAAATACAATAAATACAATAAATACAATAAATACAATAAATAATGCTCTTTACTTATTGTATTTAAAATTCCGGCTTTGTAGTAAAAGCGCCTGGTTCTGATGTTGATGTTCCTCCATTATTTAAATGTTTAACTACATATAAACCTAAAACCGAACTCAAATAAACAACGATAGTATCTTTAACTAAATGTTTAATCGTTTTATCGTTGTTTTTTAATAATGTTTTTGTTTCTATAAACTTAATTATTATATAGATTAGTGAAATTATTAGACTATGCGTAAAAGTATTTTCCATTTTATATTATTACAATAATTTTAGGTTTATAATTATTACGCATTATCACAATACTTCTATGTCACTTAATACCAATTCATTTAATTTTAAACTATCTTTGTCATTTAAATCATTAATATCTGTTACATCCAGTGTAATACTATCACCAATAGTTAATTGGTCTTCATCGTCATCTTCATCATCGTCTTCATCATCGTCATAGCTCCTTTTATTTGCTAAATTTTCTAAATATTCAACATCTTTGGGTGAAACTAAATTTTCTTGATTGCCCATAGTATCGACAGAATTATCTACGTCAGAAAAAGTTAATTGATCATTAATATTTGATCTTATATTAGTTTCATATACATCATTGCCTCTATCAGTTTCTATATTTATATTGTCGACTATTTTATTATTGATAACGGTTGGTGCTGCTGGTGGTGCTGGTGGTGCTGCTGGTGCTGGTGGTGCTGGTGGTGCTGGTGGTGCTGGTGGTGCTGCTGGTGCTGCTGGTGGTGCTGGTGCTGGTGCTGGTGCTGGTGCTGGTGCTGATGGTCCTGGTATGCTATCTTTATCATCACCATCACCATCACCATCAGTATCATCGTCGTGTGTTTTAATAATTTCTTCTTTTATTTCTACGTCCTCCTCTTCAGTTTCATCCATATAAGCCCTTAATAATATTTCAACTGGTATAGAATCTCTTACTGTTTCTAATATACACTCTTTTATAATATTTTCTAACTCTCTGTTATTCTTTTGAATTGATAATGGAGCAATGTGTTTTTCAAATAAATAAATATTTGTATACACTTTTCTTGCAGTGAAAATATAAATTTTATGAATGAAATCATCAATAGACGGTATGTCTATGTCAATTTTTTTTTGTTTTATTCCCACACGCACACACGATAGCGCTTTTAGTTGTATTATATGAACACAAGTAATCAATTCTTCTAAATATCCACAATTACTTATTTCTTGGATTCTTTTTTTTTCGTCTATGATCATATTTTTATTCCAATTCGGTATTCTGCCTAAAAAAGTTTGGAAGGTCATCAAATACTTCTCTTCTTCGTTATTATCGTTACAAATTACATCAGCTTCGTTAAATATGGATTTTAAACCGTCTAATACACACGGTGTAAGTATATTTACTAACCGCGCACACCATTCATTTTTTGATTCATTTAAACTCGCAATCGAATAATCGTCCATTTACATAAAAGCAATATTTTCTAAATTAATATTAGAACGAAATATTATATTTAATATAACAAATATTAATAGTTTTTCATTTCTTATCTCTCTTTTAATTTTATCAATTAGAATAAGAAGCATATATTTTTTTTTATTACACATTTTTGTTTTTTCTAAATAATTAATTATATCTAAACCACTATACCCTTTTTCATATAAATTATTTGCCAATGTTGTTATCTTCTTATTATCAGTTAAGGGCGATTTATCTATAAGTTTTTTTAATTTATCGTTTTTCGTGTAATTTATTTTGTTATACGATGGTTCACCTAAATTATAATTATGAAGACTTATCTGTTTATTCTTTATAAAAGGTAATGGAATATACATTTCGCAAAATCTTGATAATATTGGTTTTAATAATTTATAACGGTCTTCTACTATTATAAAAAATCGCGTAGTGTGATTAAAAACTTCTATACATCGTCTTAAAGCAGATTGAGCGTCTATCGTTAATTTGTCGGCATTTAATAATATAATAGATTTAAACATATTCGTTCTCATATACGTTTTAGCAAAAAACTTAATATCATCTCTTACAAACTTAATACCCTTACCATGTGCGCATTCAACAAACATAACATATGATTTAATAAATTCCTTGTTATTATTATAAATTTTACTGATAAAATTTTTAAGTAATGTTCTTTTACCACTACCATTGGGTCCATGAAACAATATATTGGGTATGTTATTGTTTTTTAAAAAAAAATCTAATTTTAATTCGATATTTTTATGTATTTCAATAGTCATGATAATTTATTAAGATATATATTTAAACTCAATATTGATAAATATATATTTAAATTAAGCAACGCTTTGAAGACTTTGCGTATAAGGATTTTTTTTGAACGCAGATAATATATCTTCGTTAATACGATCAGCACATATTGAATTATCATACTGTTGTGAACCTCCCATTTTCCCATGTGTTTCTTTTGAAGGTAAAATACGCGGTCCATTGCTCGGAATAAACATACGATTATTATTTCTATCATTTTCTGACCTTCTTATCGATACGTTTTCGGTATTATTTAACATTTGCATATTACCTTGGTTGGTATGATATTGATGAACTTTTTTATTGTTATTGCGCTGTTCATACGCAGAGTTGTATGTTTGGTTCGCTTTATAGCTTGATGGTGCAGCATTGCCTAAATATTCTAACGATGTAGTGTCTCTTTGCACTGTTACCGGTTGTTGACGCGATACCATATAACCATCTGAACGTTGGTTTTGAACATTTAAATATTTTCCATCTGTTAAGTTTTCGGTCATCTCTCTTATTGTTGTTTTCGTACGATCTGCCGGATTAAATACTTTTGCGTTAGAAACTGTTGTTCCGGCATTACCGTTAATTCGCAAGTTACCAATAACATTCTCTTTTCTTGAAGGTCGCAAAACATCCAATAATGGTGCGATCGCAGCCGTAATTGCTCCACCAATTGGCCCGAACTCTACTGATTGTTTTGTGGAACTTCTATTTGTTGGTAGCGGTTTGTAACCCGAAACACCGTAATTATTTGGGCTGGCGTTGAATTGACCTTTCGCAGACGGATTAATTATTCCGGTTGAAGGCAGTTCAATCTTGGTTGATGGACTGTACTCACTTTTAGTGTAGATTGACTGTTTACCATTAGCTCTTGAGCCATAATATTCTGCGCTTGTTTCATTTCTGTTGCCATCTGGTAATAACTCAATCCCACGAGCAGTTGGTGCTTTTTCAATACCGGTCGTCGTCATTAAACGGTCAGGTCCTACTGCGTAATGTGTATCCTGACTATATTTTTCTACCCTACCCTGTGTTAATGTGTTACCAGATAATTTGTTTGCAAAACTTGCTGGACCCTCATGTCCATTTAATGTAAAACTTTCTTTAGGATTATTTTTAGCTCTTAACTCATCAATTGTTTTTGGACCCCACATCTCTCTTGCTTCCATGCCAGAATTAAATCCGTCCCCACTCTCTTTAGAAATACCTTTTCCCAATCCAGGACCCACCTGCTCTTCTTGCCAAGGTTTAATGTTCGCCATTCGCATACTTGGATTTACTCTTGACTGCATGAAATCATTCATGTTCGGCATACCATGGGAATGTTGCATATTATTTTTCGGTTTAAATAAAGGTGCTTGCTCTTGTTTTTTTGATATTTGAGAACCCGCTCCCTGCATATTGTCTAATCTTGTTTCTGCAATATCAGATGATACACTGGCACCATTTGTTTTTGATCCAAAAAAAGGAGCCATATTATTGTGTTCAAAATTATTATTATCTATTTGTTCGCCAGTTAAAGACATATGAACTTTTTTATTTGAACCTACACTCTCATTTGGATTATTTTCTAAAACTTTTTGG